CGCCTGCTTGGCGCAGTCCTCGGGCATGCCGCCCTGGACGAATGCATCCAGGGCGGCGCGGTTGATGCCGGCCTTGTGCGCCAGGTCGGCCTCGCGGCGCGCGGCTTCGGCGGCCTCTGCGGCCTGTTCGTCGGCGATGCGCTGGCGCTCGGCGGCGGCGGCCTGCTCGGCAGCCTGCCGCGCACGCTGCTCAGCCTGCGCCGCAGCTTCCCGTTCGCGCGCCGCGGCGGCCTGGCGATCGAGCTCGGCCTGCTGCTCGGCGGCAATGCGGCGCTGCTCGGCCAGCTCGGCATTCAGGCGGGCGGTTTCGGCGGCGGCCAGGGCTTCCGCTTCACGGCGCGCGGCGGCGTCGCGCTCTGCCTGGGCGCGGGCCTCGGCTTCCTGCTGGGCGCGCTCGGCGGCTTCGCGGGCGATGCGCGCTTCGCGCTCCTTCTGCTCGCGCTCCGCTTCGGCAGCGCGCAGGCGCGCCAGTTCGGCCTGCTCGGCGTCATATTTCTCGCGCGCCGCCAGCGCTTGCGTCAGCGCGTCCAGGGCGCGGGCCTTGACGCGGTGCGCCTCGGCCTCGTATTCCTCCCAGGACGCATCCACGGCGCGGGCATTGACCTGTTCGATGGTCGCGCGCAGCTCGGCCGCATCCAGGTCGCGGTTCTCGTCGGCGCGCAGGCGGAACCACTCGATACCCTGCTGGTGGCGCTGCTGGCGCGCTTCCTCGGCGGCTTCCCACTCGGTGAGCGGCGCGCGCACCTCTTCGGCCAGGGCGTCCAGGGCGTCGCGCATGCGCTTGCGCTCGGCGTCAATGCGCTTGGGCACATCCTTCAGCTCGTCGACCAGTTGCTTGCCCAGGGCGTCGAGCGCGGCCTTGGACTTGCGCACCTTGAACGCCAGGCTGGCAGTGGCCTCGCGGCCCTTCTTCGTCGTCATGTCCGGCACGTGGCCCGACACCTCGGCGCGGATCTTGTCGAGCCAGGGTTCCAGGCCGGAGGGCTTCGAATACACCTCCAGCGCGGTTTCCTGGGGCGGCAGTTCAGCAAGTTCGGTCGTTTGGGTCATGTCATTCCTTGGCGGCCACAGCGGTCTTGCCGCAGCCTTCGCAGGTGGGGTAGGGGGCCGGCTCGTCCAACAGGCCGGCGAGGGAGAAAGCGACGGTCATCAGCAGCGCCATGACGATGCCTTCCCAGTGGGTTCGGATCAGGTTGCGCATCTCAGTCCCCCATGTCCCGGTCCATGAGCGCCTGGATGTCTTCGGCTTCCTCGCGCATCCAATCGGCGCGCTCACATTCGATGCGCTCTTTCTCGTCGGCCAAGTGGCGCCAGCAGGCCGCGATCAGGTCGGCGTCGCCGTAGTCGCCATCGAACGTGCCCGAGTAGGCGCCGATGACTACCACGATGGAATTGATCGTGATGCTGGCGGCCGCACCCACGGATGGATCCGCTTTGGAATGGTCGAATTCGATGACCAGATGGCCTTCCGCGAGGCAGCCGGCCGGGCCGTCGAAATCGGCCGGATAGTCGAACGTGTGGGCGGTCATTGGGCACCTCGCGCGGCCAGCGGGGTCTTGTCGTTCAACCATGCGCGGTCAAACGCATGCATCGCAGCGGCGGGCGTGTCGCCAAATCCGGCCACGCCATCCTGCAAATTGGCGCCGTAGAGGGCACACCACTGGTCGCCGTCGATACTCAATGCCGGACGGAAGACAACCGCCGGGCGCTGCAATTCGTTGACGGTTTCCTGCACGGCGCACCGGATGATGTGGTCTGCGTTGCCGAAGGCCTCGCGCAAGGCGCTTTCAACGGCTTGACCAACGTCGGCATGGCCGATGCGGCTGCGCACTGCGTCATAGATGGGCTGATAGGTATCGGTCATGCTGACTTCCTCAGAAAGGCCATGGCGAAGTCGCCGATCAGGCCCAAGGGGTAAGCGGCGCACAGGCCGCACAGGATGAAGAGGGCGACGCTCATCCCTTGCTCCATTCCGGCCAGTAGCCGCGCACGTATTGTTTGGTGTGGTAGTCGGCAAGATGCGCGATAGCCAGGGTCATCTGGTCGCGGCATTCCGGCCCCAGGATTCCAGAAGCAGCCAGTTCCAGGATCTTCTCCGGCCGGTCAGCGTTGCCAGCGATGAAGGACAGCATCTGGGCGTCCTCGTCGGGGAATTCGTTCTCGAAGGCCTCGATTACCTGGTGCCGCCACTTGAGCAGACCCGCCTCAATCTCCCTGACGACCTCTGCATACTTCATGTCGTAGATTTCTTGGGGCGTATCAAAGGTGAACTTAGGGCGAGTCCCCATGGTTGTTCCTAATGAGGTGCAGCCTCCCTAGCCGATTCCCCACGGACGGCCCAGCGCCACGTCATGAACGTACATGCCGGTGTGTCTAGGAAGCTTGAGGGAGGGGAGGAAGGCTGCGTAAGCTTGCTCAAGTCGGCGCACCCAAGTGCCCATAAAGCAGGGCTTTGGCTTTTCGCACGTGTTGAGAGTTAGGGATCGCAGCGCGGCTAAGGCGATGCGCCTGGATGCGCCGGCTTGAGCAGTTGAGGGTGCCGCTGGTTACGGTTCCAGCTCCGGCGCTGGGCCCGGACGATTTCTACTCGCTACACACCAGCGGCCACGTTTTCCCCGGTTCAGACCTAGGAAGACCGGACGCGGCATAGTGCATCCGCTTTCGATGCTGCAAGCCCCGGCAAGCCGGGGCGAAAGGGGTTAATTGATCAAGCGATGATGCTGCGGACGGGACGCACCCGGAACTCGTCGCTGCGGCCCCAGTAGAAGACGCCACCGTACTCGAAACCCACCGCCCAGGCGTCGTACGAGCCGTGGGGCGTCGAGGTCCACACGTCGCCAACGGTTTCGTCGAGACCTTCCACCGCCACCACCTGCAGCAGTTCACGATGAGCTGGCAGGTAGAAGTCCTTGTGGCCATCGGCCGAGTACTCGGATGCGGCCTGGGCAGCGGGATGACCGCCGCGTTCCAGCAGCTTGCGGGTGTTCTCGGCGCCATCCAGGTCGGAATAGCCTTCCAGAGCGTCACCGTAACCACCGAAGTCGAATTCACCATCCAGCGGAGCAGCCGCGGCGAACAGGTGGCGACCGTGGGCAGTCAGGCCGATGTAGACCCCGCCTTGGCCTTCGGCGTACTGGCCAACTACGAATGCATTGCTCATGGTTTCTCCAAGTATTTGAGAGGCCCGATTCATGCTCGGGCGTTTGTTTCGGGGGTAGGGGACAGCCAGGGTGTGTGCACGGCCATTGCCTGATCTGCCGCGCTGCGGTAATCACGGGCCTCGTAGACCCGCACGTACAAATCCTGCGTCTGCTGGTGCCCGACGATTTTCTTGACTGCTGGGCTGGCGATGGCCTTGTTGTAGGCGTCGCTTTGGTCGCGGCCTTTGAACTCGCCCGCGAGAACTGGGCGGGTCAGCCCGCTGCGGGAATGGACGAACGCGTAGAAAGTCATAGCGCCTTCCCTAGAATGTCTAGCAGGTAGGGGCGTATGAGTTGGATTGCCTCTTCGTCTCTCCCGCTGCGAATGAGCTCATGGAGGCGTCCCATCAGATCTAAATCGACGGATGGGTGATCCACCTCAAAATCGCTAGACACTTCATATCCGCGCGATTCAAGCTCGCCGATCATTTCGCCGTCTTCAAGGTCTGTGAGGTCAAGCTCAACCTCGACGGTCACTTTGGTCATCTTGACCTCCCAGGTTCATGAAAATGCCTGAACCCGGATGGGCTGGCATTCAGATGAATCTGGAAGGGTGGGGCTACCACCCTTCATCGCAGCGAGCTTTCATTCGCTGCCCCGTCTTGTCCGTTTCCGGGCCTCCACGGCTCCCCGCTATTCGTATCCAGCCCGGGTGGCTGCGTTGCGATTTAGCGTCCTCGCCAACGACGTGCTGCACCTGGTTGGTCGCCCAGGCAGTTAAAGAGCGGTACTGCTGGTACTGCTCCCAATGCCCACCCGACTTTGTGGCGGTAACGTCCTCTCGCTTGGGTACGAGGCCGAGGGCTTGTTGCGTAGCCGTGTTTGCGGCATGTGTGTAGATTAGCGCAGCGCTATGCGTTTGTCAATAGCGCCGCGCTAAGTATTTTGGGCGCACGAAAAAAAGCCGCCCGAAGGCGGCTGCTATTGGTTGGGCTAGGTGGGGTTAGCTAACTTTGGACAGGAACCCGGACACTTGAGATCTGACCCATTCCTCTATGGCTGTTCGCTGGGAGTCTGACAAGGCATCCCAGGAAGACCTATCGATGGAGGGGAATGGCCATGCTGCTGACGCTGAGTCTTCGTTATCCATCCAGCCACGAGGCAAATTCAGGTGTTCCTCTATAGCGCGTGCAAGGGCTGAGCCCATTTCCTTGGGTTTCTGTGTCTTGGAACCAACAGAAGCGTTTACGAGCTGGCTATAGGTCGAGTCCCTATCTTGTTTGCCTGTAAGACGGTTCAACGATGCCAAGCCGCCAACGCGCTCCACTAGCTCTTTAAGACGGGCGCGCCGTATTTCTTCAACAGTTTTCATTGGGTCATTAGATAGCTGCGCGCTAAGTGCGTGGCGTAGCGCCGCGCTGTTGACAAATGCATAGCGCGCCGCTAATCTTGGGGCATGAAGCTCAAAGACCTCTACCCCACGCTAAGCGCGCAAGAGCGCCAAGTCCTTGCCAAGAAGGCCAACACGGATCCCGGCTACCTGTGGCAACTCGCCACTGGCTGGCGTGGGAAGAGGCCGAGCTTGGCCATGATCGAGCGACTTGCAAGTGCAGATCGTCGGCTGACGATTCCCCATCTTGTGGCTGAGTTCGCGTCTTCAGGCTCTGGGGCGCGTCAGTGAAGAACCCCACGGCTTTCCATATCCCGGCTCAAGCGGGCTTCGTCTTGCTCGCAGCAGAGCCTACGAAAGATATCCATCACGGCGCTTTCGCTGGGCTCGTCAAAGGCGCGCAGGGCTATGTCTTGGGCTTGGGAGAGCAGGGTTTCGGTTTCAGTCATTTTTCTAGCCTCATGGATGTATCGAAATGAGCACACAGCCAGTATCAGCTGATCAAGTGGAAAGCACCCGCAAGACCGGCGCAAGAATTCAGGGCGAAGTATTGCGCCGCCTTGCGGAGTTCACCCAGGCCCGTGCAGCAGCTTGCATGGGCGTGGATGCGAGCACGTTAAGCCGCTCCAAGGACAGCCTTGACCACTTCTGCCAGCTATTGGCGGCGCTTGGATTCCAGCTGTCTCCATCCAACGCCATGGTTATCAGTCGGCAAGAACTGTTCGCCATGAAGACGATGCTGGCCAAGTACTTGCAGGCCGAAGTCGAGAACCAGAACAGGGGTATGTGATGACCGTTCCCGTCGCTTTCCAAGGTGAGGTCATGCTCGCCGGCTGGTCGCAAACCCACAACGGTGGGGCAAAGGTGACTTTCTGGCTTCAGGACGACACCGACCTGGAAGCCTTTAAGGCGATGACGGTTGCCAAGGGAAAGACCGCTGGTCAACGCTTGGCGCTGGTGGCCGTGGAGATTGGCGACGACGAACAGCCCAAGGCTCAGCCCGAACAGAAGGGCGGTGAATTGGCCAAGCTGGCTGGCATGTTTTGCCAGTCGACCGCGTTCTGGGAGTTCTGCCGCGCAGACGATGCAGACGAAGCCCGGGATTGGATTCTTGGCGTCTGCGGCATCCAAAGCCGCCGTGACCTGGACCACAACCCCAAGGCCGCTCAGCTGTTCCACGACCGCGTGCGCAAGCCCTACATGGAGACGCGGAAATGAAAGGCCGCAGCCCTACCGCCGAGCAAAAGCGCTTCTGGGACATGCTTGCCAGCAACATCGGGTGTGTGGCTTCCAGGATGGATGGCTTTGTGGACATGCATTGCTCGATCCACCACATCGACGGCCGCACCAAGCCCGACGCGCACTGGAAGGTGCTGCCGCTGTCGGCTGGCAACCACCAGGACGGCACAGGCGCCCCTGACCGCATTGCTGTGCACCCCTGGAAGACCAGATTTGAAGAGCGCCACGGCAAGCAAATGGACTTGCTGGTGTGGTGCATAGAACAACTGCAATTGCAGGGCCTGGAAGTGCCGGAAGGCGCTTTGCGGGCTGCTGGAATGCTGGAGGTGGCGTAATGGCCAATGAATGGTTCCGGCTGTGGCACGACATGCCAACCGACCCGAAATGGAAGACGATCGCGCGCGCGTCTGAACAGCCAATCTCGTTGGTTATCTCTGTCGCTATGCACTACATGACCTCTGCGTCACGCAATGTCACGCGAGGTCACGTTGATGTCACGACAGAGGATGTGGCCAGCGCTTTGGACGTGACAGACGGTGCTGTAGATGCCATTTACAACGCCATGCAAGGGCGCTTTTTGGATGGCAACAGGATCATTAGCTGGGAGAAGCGGCAGCCCAAGAAAGAAGATGCTGGGTCCCTAGAGAGCCGCGCCAAATCTGCCGCTGAGAGGAAACGGGATCAGCGAGAACGCCAACGACAAGCTGCTGATTCTTCTGTGTCACGCGAAAGTCACGACGAGTCACGCGGAGTCACGACAGATAAAGATAAAGAAGAAGATAAAGATAAAGAAGAAAAACAATGCCCCCCTACCCCCCGCAAGCGGGGGAGGTCTGCTGTCGCCCCTGGCCTGACCGTGATTGACCTGCAAGCCAAGGGCGTATCGCCAGACGTCGCTACCGAGTTTCTGGCCATCCGAAGCCGCAAGCGTGCGCCGCTGACCGAGCTGGCCTTGGCTGGAATCCTGCGGGAGGCAGACAAAGCCGGTTTGACCTTGGACGCCGCGCTGCGCAAGTGCGTGGAACGCGGCTGGCAGGGATTCGATGCTGGCTGGGTGCAGAACCAAGCCCGCGCCTCTCCTGGTCACCAAAGCAACACACAACGCATTGCCGATTGGAACGCAGAACTGCGGGACGTGCTGAACGAAGGCCAAAGGCCGATGGTGATTGACATGGGGGTGATTGATGCAAGTCGCTGAAGCTCAACAAGCCACGATGGGTGCGCTTGTGGTGAACGAAATGCGGATGCTGTACGGCTCGAAGTTTGCCCAGCAATGGCAGGGCCTGACGGCTCGGGAGTTGAAGGATTCGTGGGATCAGAAGCTGTCCGGGCTTGGAGAGCGTGACGTACGCCGGGGCTTGGTTGCATGCCTGCGCCGCGAATGGCCGCCGACTCTTCCCGAGTTTCTGCGCCTGTGCTGCCCCTGGATGGATTCAGAGGTTGCCTACCACGAGGCCGTACACGGCATGTCCTGCCGCCGTCGCGGAGAGATGGGGGAATGGTCGCACCCCGCCGTGTACTGGGCTGCTGTCGCTGTCAGTTCAAACGACTTGCTGAACAGCACCTATGGATCGATCAAGGGTCGCTGGGAAAAAACGCTGATTCAGGAGATGGAGAAAGGGGAGTGGAAGAAGATCCCGAAGGCTTCGGTTGCACTTCCTGCACCAAAGCAGACAGAGGCAGACAGGGTTGAGGCAGCAAAAGCGTTGAAGGCAATGGGAGCAGACAGGGCACTAGACCAGACCGGGAAAGATCCTCGGCGCTGGATTGCGGAGTGGGATGAACGCATTGCCAAGGGTGAGATTCCTTCACCAGCCATCGCGGCAATGCTCAAGAGGGCGAAAGGAGAGGAATCATGAAATTCGCAGGGCATGACAGACACGGCGTGGCGATAGTCAACTGCTTACGCCTCTACGGTCCGCACACGATACGAGAGGTGGCGGAACTCATCGGCATTGACCAGCACAGGGCCGATTCAACCATGCGGCGCCTGATGTGCAAGGGCTATGTGGAACCGACAGGGGAGCGTAAGGGCGTTGGGTCTGGGCGCGCCGCCATTTACCGCTGGGTGGATGTGGAAGAGGCAGAAGAGCACGGGCCGATGATGAACGTGTACGAACGCAAGCGTGCGATAGCCATGGCTGATGAACTGGTCAACTCGCTGCGGGCTGGCTGGAACCCAAATTCGGTCGATCCTTTCCGCGTGCTGCGGGTGCAGGTGGGGGGTGTGGCATGAAGCAACTATGGTTCGGTTCGCGAGAGATCCAAGATATGTTGATCGAAGCCTTTAGGGAGAAAGCGCGAAGGCAACGCATTTCTGTCGATGTCCCATGCAAATGGAGCTTCCGCTTTGATATTGATGATGACGATACGGTTAACGGCGTCTTGATATCAGTGAAGGAGGGGACCAAACAATGAATCGCTCCTATGCCCTAGGGCGCCTCAAGACCGGCCAACTCAACAAGACCGAACAAGCCTATGCCGACTACCTGGGTCAGCTGCAGGCCGTGGGCGGGATCCTCTGGCATAAGTTTGAGGGGATGAGGTTCCGCCTGGCTGACAACACGTTTTACACCCCCGATTTCATGGTCATGAAGCCGGATGGTCAGTTGGAAGCTCACGAGGTCAAAGGCTTCTGGCAGGACGACGCCAAGGTAAAGATCAAGGTCGCGTCGGACATGTACCCGGTGAAGTTCCTGGCAATCAAGGCCCGCGCCAAGAAAGACGGCGGCGGGTGGCAAGTGGAGGAATTCTGATGGATCTCTTGATGAGCTTTCTTTTGAAAATGGTGCTGCCTTTCCTGCTCGGTTATTACGGGATGAAGGTTTGGTACTGGTTCCAGGATCGGAGGGCCAAATGACCCAAGCCACCAAGCCCATCCTGGCTAAGCCCTACGTCCCCAGCGCTCAAATGCGCCAGGCAGCAGAGAGGCTAAAGGGATTGGACAGGCCTATCCACTTGGTAAGCAAGGTCAGGAACTATCGGCAGATGGGGGAGTGATGCGCACGAATTTGGAAATATTGCTCAGCGACTGGGGCCGACTCCAGGACATCCGCAGGGATAAGGCACTTGGCTATCCCACATCCTCTGCCTTCACCAAAGAGCGGGTGAACTACGACGGCTACGGATACAGCGGCCCAGAGGCATGCGCCGCGGACGGTGACATGGCCAGGATCGATGACGCCATCAATCACCTGCATCCGGACATGCGGGTGGTCATCACCGCTCATTACGTCTGGGCTGGCCCGGTGAAGACGAAAGCAGATCGCCTGCATGTAGAGAAGCGTGTGTATTACTTCACGCTTGAACATGCCCATAAGCAGCTTTCGCAACACATGGGAGGTGTGTACACAACGGGATATGAGCCTAAGTTGTGTACACATCTTGAACAGGCGTGTACATAAAAGTAGAGTGATAAGTGCAGGCTGTGTAAGTGCCACTTGCATAAGTCAGCAACCAAGCCCCGAGTGAGAAATCGCCCGGGGCTTTTTCTTTTAGAGCGCAATGAACACCATCCTGCCAATCCTCGTTGACCTGGCCGCAGTGGCTTTGTGCATTACTGCAATCGCCACGCCATTCGCGCTTGGCTATCTGTTCATTCGCAAGATCAAGCAATAGGCCTGCCGCTTCCCCTTAGCCGCTAACCCTCCCGCGTGCCCCTCCTTCACGATGAGCGGGAAAGGGTCGAGGCGGCAGCCCTATTGCAACCGTAGCGCCCGGTAGGCGCGTAACGACCCACTAGATGGGGACAGTTCTACTGTAGAGGCCGATAGATTATGGCTAAGGGAGTCAAGACTGGGGGCCGAAAAGCCGGTACGCCCAACAAGGCTAGTCAGGAGTTTCGCGAGACAGTGCGGTTGGTTCTGGAAGAGAACAGCGACAACGTTGGCCTCTGGCTCACGCAGGTTGCGAGCGGCAACGGCGACCCAACCAAGGCTGATCCTGGCAAGGCGCTTGACCTATTGGCCAAGTTGGCTGAGTTCGCCGCTCCGAAGCTTGCGCGCACCGAGGTAGTCGGTGATGGCGGTGGCCCCGTTGTAGTGGCTGCTGCGCCGCTTGATGAACGCCTGTGAAGCTCACCACGCGGCAGGAGCAAGCCCAGCACATCCTGGCTGGCGAAGCTACCTACATCATGCTGTTCGGGGGGAGCCGCAGCGGTAAGACATTTCTGCTGGTGCGCAACATCTGCATGCGCGCCCTGAAGGCGCCAAAGAGCCGGCACGCGATCCTGCGCTTCCGGTTCAATGCGGTCAAAGCATCAATTGTCCACGACACGTTTCCAAAGGTCATGGATTTGGCGTTTCCTGGTGTCAAGTACACGCTGAACAAGACGGATTGGTTTGCGGAGTTTGAGAACGGCGCGCAGATCTGGTTCGGCGGCTTGGATGACAAGGAGCGCACCGAGAAGATTCTCGGGCAAGAGTACGTCACGATCTACCTGAACGAATCCAGCCAAATTCCGTGGGGTTCGGTGGGGGTTGCTGTTACTCGCCTGGCGCAGCAGGTAATGCAGGTCATGGACGGCAGGGAGCCTGTACCGCTCAAGCCGCGCATGTACTTCGACTGCAACCCGCCAAGCAAAGCGCATTGGTCGTATCGAGTCTTTATCGAGAAGCGCGATCCGGAAACGAAGCTCCCGCTTTCCCGCCCTGAGCAGTACGCGCACTTCCAGATAAACCCGCAGGACAACGCAGAGAACGTCAGCGCAGGATACCTAGAGACGCTGCAAAACCTGTCTGCCAGGATGCAAAAGCGCTTCCTGAAGGGCGAGTTTGCGGATGCCACGCCCAACCAGCTGTTCCCCGAAGAGAACATCGACAAGTGGCGCGTGACGGACGGTCGCCCGCTGCCTGACTTTGTTCGGGTGATTGTAGGTGTTGACCCAAGCGGATCGGGTGACGAAGACAACGCAGACAACGACGCCATCGGGATCGTTGTTGGCGCGCTCGGGACGGATGGCAATGCGTACATCCTGGAAGACTGCACGGTCAAGGCAGGCCCAGCAACGTGGGGCAATGTGGCCACGACTGCTTACGAGCGTCACCAGGGGGATCTGGTCGTAGGTGAGGCGAACTTTGGTGGCGAGATGGTGCGCCAGACGATCCAAGTTGCTCGGGCCAGGACGCCATACAAGGCTGTTACGGCGACTCGCGGCAAGGTGGTGCGTGCCGAGCCGTATTCGGCGATGTACGAGCAAGGGAAGATTCGCCACGTTGGCAACTTCCCCGAGCTGGAAGACGAATTGACGGCGTTCAGCACGTTTGGGTACATGGGTGAAGGTAGCCCGAACCGTGCTGATGCGCTTGTGTGGGTATTGGCCGAGCTGTTCCCCGGGATCACCAAGGAACGCAAGGCCAAGAAGACCGAACAACAACGACCGCAATACGTGCATCAAGGCGCGGGCGGCTGGATGGGTGCCTAAGTGGCTGATTACGAGCTGAAAGACGCGAAAGAGAAGGGCGAAACCGACGAGGAAGCCCTACTTGCGCTTGCCAAGGCTCAATTTGAGCGTGTGGTGACGGCTGAGCAAGAGAACCGCCAGTACATGCTGGACGATTTCCGCTTTCGCGCGGCATCGCCTGACAACTTCTACCAATGGCCGGATGCTATTCGCAGTAAGCGCGAGACGGACCCGAGCGGCCAGCGTCCTTGCCTGACGATCAATAAGCTGCCGCAGCACGTCAACCAGGTGACGAACGACATCCGCCAGAACCGGCCGGCCATCAAGGTCATCCCAGTTGATGACAAGGCCGATCCTGAGGTGGCTGAGGTGCTGAATGGCGTCATTCGCCACATCCAGTACGCCTCGGACGCTGATATCGCCTACGACACGGCAGCCGATAACCAGGTTGTCGCGGGTGTGGGTTACATCCGCGTGCTGACCGACTATGTTGATGATGAGTCGTTCGATCAGGACATCAAGATCGAGCGCATCCGCAACATCTTCACGGTCTACGATGACCCCGACATCATCGACCCGACAGGATCTGATCGCAAGTTCCTGTTCATTACGGAGATGCTTAGCCACAAGGAGTTTGAGGCGCAGTATCCGGACGCTGAAGTGGTGGACTGGGAGGTGATGGGACTCGGTGATCCTGGCGCCAGGTGGTACGAGAAAGACCGCGTTCGCGTTGCTGAATGGTGGCGCTGCGAGTACGAGATGAAGAAGCTCAATCTTTGGGCTTCTGGCGCTACGACGTTCGATGATGAGGATGCAGTCGCCGCAGGAGTGGCGATCGCCGGTGAGAAGCCGCTCAAGACGCGTGAGGTAAACGCTCGAAAGATCATGTTCCGCAAGATTTGCGGGCATCAGGTCTTGGAGGAGAGTGAGTGGCCTGGCCGCTACATCCCGGTGGCTCGGGTGGTGGGTAACGAGTACGACATTGAGGGCAAAATCACGCTTTCTGGCTTGGTGCGCAACGCCAAGGACGCCCAGCGCATGTACAACTACTGGGCAAGCCAGGAAGTTGAGATGTTGGCGTTGGCCCCGAAGGCGCCGTTCATCGGTGCGGCTGGCCAGTTTGAAGGCTATGAGCACGTTTGGAAGAACGCCAACACGGTCAACTACGCGTACCTTGAGTACAACCCGATTGTTGACACCGAGGGCGGCCAGCAGGCCTTCCCGGCGCCTATGCGTGCTGTCCCGCCTCAGCCGTCAGCCGGCATCTTGCAGGCCAAGCTGGGCGCTGCTGACGACATCAAGACGACCACGGGTCAGTACGACGCATCGCTCGGGCAGAAGTCCAACGAGACGAGCGGCAAAGCGATCCTGGCGCGCCAGCGGGAGGGCGATATTGGAACGTTCCAGTATGTGGACAACCTTTCGCGCGCAATTCGCTTTGTTGGTCGGATCATCGTTGATCTGATCCCAAAGATCTACGACACGGCGCGCGTTGCCCGCATTCTTGGTGAGGATGACGGCGTTGACATGGCCAAGTTGGATCCGAACCAGCCGCAGTCTGTGCAGACCGTGACTGATCCCGCCACCGGCAAGGAGATCGAGAAGATCTACAACCCCGGGGTGGGGCGCTATGACGTGGCTGTGATCGTCGGCCCAAGCTACACGACCAAGCGTCAGGAAGCCCTGGACGCGATGACGCAGATGGTGCAGGGCAATCCGCAGTTGTGGCAGGTCATCGGCGATTTGCTGGTGAAGAACCAGGATTGGCCGGGCGCTGATGACATGGCCAAGCGCCTCAAAGCCATGCTGCCCCCGCAGTTGCAGGACAAGGAAGGCGAAGAGGATATGCCCCCGCAGGCTCGTCAGATGATCGAGCAGGCTCTAGCACAGAGCGACCAGTTCCAGGCTGCGCTCAAGCAGATGGCGGCAGAAATGCAGGGCCTGAAGGAAGACCGCGAGTACAAGCAGCAGGAACTGATGATTAAGCATTACCAGGCTGAGACTGACCGCATCAAGGTGACGCAGCCGGCGATGACACCCCAGGAGCTGGCCTCCTTGGCTGCCCAGATCGTCCTGACTTCGCTGCACTCACCTTCGCAGCCTGAAGAGCCTGTCGAGCAGCTTCCGCAAGTGGCGGCGCCGCCTATGGCGCCACCTGAGCAGCAACAACCAATGCAACCGCCTTCGGGCGGTTTTTTATCGCCTGAAGGAATGCAATGAGCTACGCACCTTTCCGCGCTAGCGGCCCCACGCTGACGCTATCGGCGACTACCAGCAACGTCGCCGGGTCCTGGACGCCTGCGGTGGCATCTAACAGCCCTGTCGTGCGCGTGACAAACGGCGGCACGGACACGGTGTTTGTGAAGACTGGTAAGGCCCCTGTGACGGCTGCCAAGACAGACATTGTTGTGCTGCCGAATACCAGCGTGGTCCTGTTCAAGTCCAACGATGACGGTATTGCTGTGCTGGCGAGTGCCTCAACCGCAACGGTCTACGCCACGCCTGGCTACGGCGACTACTGATTTCGAAGTACCGAACCCGTCCGGTCTGACGGGGCTATCCATCCCGAGCGGAGTTAACGCATGTCCGAAGTGCAAACTGCGGAGAGTCTTGCCGCGCCTGAAACCCAGGCAGTAGAGACGAACACCGAGGCCGTACAGCAGGGCGATCAGCAGGCCGGATCGCAAGAAGCTGCTCAGGAGCAGCAAGGGAAGAAGCAAGACAGCCCCGAGTGGGCGCAGCGTCGCATCAATGAACTGACGCGCAGGCGATACGAAGAAAAAGCCCGGGCCGACTATCTGGCCCAGGAAATCGAGCGTATGCGCAGCACGCGGCAGGACGGCGAACAGACGCAACAGCCGATACGTCCAGAAGACATAGAGGCGCGCGCGGAGCGTTTGGCAGAGCAAAAGCTCGCGGAACGGCAGCAACAAGCCAAGCTTGTTGAGCTGCAAACCAATGGTGAGAAGGAATTCAAGGACGAGTTCAAGTCCGCAATGGTGACCCTGCAAAGCCTGGGTGCCATGGACAGCGACCCGGCCGCCATTGCGTTTTCCGAGGCTGTTCTCGAAAGCGACATGCCGCACAAGGTGCTGCATTACCTGGGTATGAACCCGGATGAGGCCACCCGCATTCTTTCCCTGACTCCCAGGCAGCAGGCGCGCGCAATTGGGCTGATTGAGGCCCAACTGGCAACTGCCAAAGCAAATCCTCCCCCTGTCAGCAAAGCGCCGCCTCCGGTCAAGCCGGTTGGGTCGCGCTCGTCTGCGCCCACTTCACTTGAACACTTGCCCACGGACGACATGGAAACGTTCATGCGCAAGGAACGAGAAAGGGCGAAGGCACGACGGGGGTAACAACCCTCGGAGTTCTTCAAAATGGCAAACACCCTACTTACCCCGCAGATCATCACGCGCAAGGCGCTGGCGATCCTGCACCAGAAGCTCAACTTCGTCAGCAAGGTCAACCGTCAATACGACGACCGTTTCGCTGTCTCCGGCGCCAAGATCGGCACCACCCTGAACATTCGCAAGCCGCCGCGTTACACCGTTTCGACGGGCGCGGCCCTGGCGATTCAGGATTCGGAGGACACTCAGGTGCCGCTGACGGTCAACACCCAGAAACACGTTGACATTTCGTTCTCCAGCCTGGAACTGACCATGCAGGTGGACGACTTCGCCGACCGCTACCTGGAGCCGGCGATGGCCCAGCTCGCCGCCTCCATCGAGAACGACGCGCTCGCCGGTCTGTATAAGACCGTCTATCAGCAAGCTGGGTCGCCCACGGCGCCGGCTGCCAGCCTGACGCCGTTCCTGTCGGCCAAGAAGTACATGACCAACAGTCTGACCCCGGCTGGCAAGAAGAACATGATCTTGAACACGGACACCACCGTCACGATGGTGGACGCGCTCAAGGGTCTGTTCCAATCGTCGGACAAGATCGCCGAGCAGTACGAGGACGGCATGCTGGGCCGCACGTCGGGTTTCGACTTCTACGAGAACACGCTGCTGCCCGTGCACACGACCGGCACTTACGGCGGTACTCCGCTGGTCAACGGCGGTGGCCAGACTGGCTCGTCGTTGGTGACCGATGGTTGGACCCCGACCACCACCACGCTGAACGTTGGTGACGTGTTCACCATCAACGGCGTGTATGGTGTGCATCCGGAAACCCGCCAATCGTTGGGCTACCTGCAACAATTCACGGTCACCGCCGTGACGACCACGGACGGTTCGGGCAACTCGACCATCGGCATTTCGCCGGCCATCGTCCCGAGCGGCCAGTTCCAGACCGTCAGCAACTCGCCGGCCGACAACGCGCCGATCACGATGTTCTCGGCCTCGGCCTCGCAGTTTGGTGTGAACCTGGGCTTCCACAAGGACGCTTTCACGTTCGCGACCGCTGACCTGGAAGACGTGAGCCAGTATGGCGCCTGGGGCGCGCGTGAGGTCTACGACGGCATCTCGCTGCGTGTGGCTCGCCAGTACGCCATTGGCTCGGATACCGTACCGTGCCGTATCGACGTGCTGTATGGCTACGCGGCGCTGTATCCGCAACTGGCGGCCCGCGTGTCCAACCAGATCGCGGCGAGCTAAGGAGACACGACCATGGCAACGATGGTTCCTTATGGAAACGTTCGCGGCCTGGTCGTGGTGAGCCTCACGCTCTCCCCGGCCTCGGTTGCTGCGAATACGTCTGCTGAACAGACGTTCACGCTCAATGGCGTGCAGCCGGGGGATGTGGTGTTTGTCAACAAGCCGACCGCTCAGGCCGGTCTGGCGATTGTTGGTTCGCGTGCTTCGGCCGCAAACCAGATCGCTATCACGTTCGGCAATCTCACCGCGTCTCCCATCGTACCCACTGCGTCCCAGGCCTACCTGGTGACCGTCCTGCGGCCGGACACGGCCATGGTTGGTTCTGCGCAGTTCTAACAGGGCGGGCGGGGGAAACCTCGCCCGTTTTTCTATGCATCCCACTTGGTTGTTCCACGCCACCGAAGAACCGCGGATCTTTACCGATGCGGACGATGTGGCCCAAGCGCTGCGCAATGGTTGGGCAGATACGCCGGCCGCGTTTTTCAACGTGAAGACGAAGGACGTTGAAAAGACCGACGAAAAGGACGAGTTGATCCATCAGGCCAAGCTGCTTGGCATGAAGGTGGATGCGCGCTGGAGCGAAGCTCGGTTGCGCAAGGAAATTGCGGACTTCCAAGGCTGATCATGATCGTCAACGCTACCTCCTTGATCTCGCAGGCCCTGTCGCTATTGGGGGTGCGTGGCATTGGTGAACCCATCCCCGGTGAAGAAGCTCAGTCTTGCCTGGACGTGCTGAACAACATGCTCGATTCCTGGAATCTTGAGCGGTTGATGATCTACACGGTTCAAGAGCATGTGACGACGTTGACCGGTAACACAGTCACTATCGGGCCTGGCATGCAAGTGGACGTGCCGCGCCCTGTCGTGCTGGACGATTGGTGCTTCACGCGTTTTAACAACGTGGATTACACGATCAACATGATCAACGGCGAGCAGTACTCGTCTATTACGATCAAATCCACGACTTCGACGTTCCCGTATGTGGCGTACTACGACGCCCAGAATCCTACCGGGACGATCTATTTCTGGCCGATCCCACCGCAGCCTCTGGAACTGCATCTGCGGTTGCGTCAGCAGTTGGCCGAGTTTGCCACTCCCGAGACAGAAATCGACCTGCCGCAAGGTTATCGCCGAGCGATCGCCTATTCCTTGGCCGAGGAACTTGGCCCTCAGTATCGCGGAGTTGACCCGATGATTTCAAAGATCGCGGCCAAGGCTCGACTGAACATAAAGCGGATGAATAACCCCGAAAACGTCTTGAGCATGCCCACTGCAATCTATGGCAAGCGCCGGATGGGCTTCAACATCTACACGGGGCAATAGTGGCGATTACGTCAATTCCCTTTGTGGGGCAAGCCTACATCTCCCGGAGCTTGAACTTTAGCGCCCAACGTTGCATCAATCTGTTCTTGGAAATCGGCGCGCAGGGAACCAAGTCGCCGGCGGCTCTGTTTTCGACGCCGGGGTTGATACAACGGCTTATGATGCCAAATGGCTCGGTGGAAATCCGCGGCATGGTGCCATTCAAGGGGTCTCTCTACGTGGTGGCCGGGCAGTCGTTGTTCGCTGTCTCGAGTGCGTTCTCGGCGACTATCATTGGAAATCTGGCGACTTCGACAGGTCCTGTTTCTATCGCACAGAACGAGACACAGCTGGCCATTGTCGACGGTGTGAATGGCTACTACTACGATTTCCCGACGCTCACCTTTGGTCAGATTGCTGATCCGGAATTCCCCTTTGGGGCTCGTCGAATCTCCTACTTGCTGAATCGGTTTCTAGCTGAGGCCCCACAGTCTCAGTCCATAAGTTGGTCGAAGATCGGAGACGTTCGCGTGTGGGATGGCCTCGACTTCACCAGTGCAGACGGCGCGCCTGACAACATTGTCTCCCATCTCGCGGATCATCAAGAGCTGTACGTCTTTGGTGAAACGACCACGCAAATCCTGGTGGCGGATGCTAGTGGGTTTGCAAATAGCCCGAACAGTTCTATGCAGCAGGGGTGTGCTGCAGCATTCAGCCCGGCGAGCATCGACAATAGCGTAATGTGGCTGGGCCGCGATGAACTAGGGCAAGGCGTTGTGTGGCAAACGAGAGGTGGCGCAACGCCCGTGCGGGTCTCGAATCATGGCGTTGAGTACGCGATTGCGCAGTACAGCCGGATTGACGATGCCATCGCGTATGTATATCAGCAGGAAGGCCACCTTTTCTACGTGCTGACGTTTCCCACGGGTAATGCGACGTGGGTGTACGACGTGGCTTCTCAGGCGTGGCATGAGCGGGCCTACATGGTTCCCTCTACAGGAGAACTAGTCCGCCACAGGTCGAACTGCCACGCGATGTTCAACGGCCGCCATATCGTTGGAGACTGGCAGAACGGCAAGCTCTATGAGATGCGGATGGACGCCTATACCGACGACGGAGACGCAATCTTGCGGGTGCGTTCGTGCCCTGTAGTGAGCCAGAACCAGTACCGCATGTTCTTCACTTCCGTCCAAATCGATATGGACACGGGGGTGGGCACTGCCACAGGGCAGGCGCAAAACCCTCGGGTAATGCTCCGCTATTCAGATGACTCCGGGCACACGTTCTCTAATCGGCGGACGGTAACCATGGGAAACATTGGCGAGTACAGCGCTCGTGTCAGGTTTAACCAGCTAGGTGCAGGTCGAAATAGGGTGTTTGAGGTAAGTGTCTCAGATCCAGTACCGGTGGTAATCATGGGCGCCTATGCGGATGTCGTAGCGGGGACTTCGTGATGGATGACTTGCAACTATTGCCCAACACCGCAGCATTTGCGGAAGACCGCGCCGGCACGCAGCAGTCCCAACTGTTTCAATCGCGCCAAGCGCTAGCCTTCTTTCGAACCCTAAAGCAGGTTATCAGGCAGGCGTATTCAGTAGACACCGCCACATCTTCCATTGCGGTCACGGCGTCGCCGATGACGTACACGGCTACCGATCGCGTGTCGGTCCATATCTTTGGGGGCACTGTGACCGGCCTGACGTTCCAACGCGGCACAGCGTCGCTCGCCCAGGCGGTAACGTCTGCCGGACAGTTTGTGAATCTGAACCCTGGTGACCGTTTGGTCATCACTTACACCGTAGCGCCGACCCTGACGCTTGTTCCAAGATGATTGAGCGGACAGAAGATGTAATTTTTCTGCGTTCTATAGCAACGCATCCACGGGTTTGGCCGTGGATGAAAGAGGATGGTTGCACGCCTGAAGGCTATGAACCGCTGATTCATCCGAGCGTGCACTATCTCAGGTTTGGAGATCATGGGTTTTTCGCGTTCAGGATGATGAACCGAATCACGTTCGACAGCCACGTAGCCATGTTGCCGAAGACTCAAGCGGATGATGCCGCGCGGGCCGCTATAGAGTGGATGTGGAAGCACACAGAGGCAAGGAAGCTGGTTTGCTTTTTACCCCCCGTTAAAAGGCATGCAATCCGGTTTGCACAGCGTGCTGGATATGAGCAAGAGGGACGCCTGAAGGCGTCTTTTTTATTGAACGATACGTTGCATGATCTGATCGTGCTTGGAGTTTCAAAATGGGCGACGCAGTAGGTGGAATCGTTGGCGGGGTTGGCAGCATAGTTGGCGGCGCTATGGGGTCGAGTGCATCAAGCTCGGCGGCCAAAGCACAGCAACGAGCGGCCGAAGAGGCCAATGCACTCCAGCGGGAGTTGTACGAAAAGAACACCGCCAACTTCCAGCCTTACTTGGATGCCGGTAACACTGGTCTACAGGCGCTGCTATACCGGTTAGGGCTTGGTGGGGGTGTTCCAAACCTGACTGAAGCGCAGATTCGTCAGCAACTGCTGCCGCAATATACAAGCCAACGTAGCGCCGGGAACAACCCGATTCCGCTTTCGGATTTGCCATCGGCTATCCGGCAGCAATCCGGATTGCGGTGGGATTACAACCCCAAAGAGAACCGTTGGGGATATGTATTCGGCCGTTATTCGGGAGGCGGCGACGGCAACACGTCGTATGAGGGGGACGAGTGGTATTACCCCAATTCGTCTACCGCTGGCGGTGGCGTAGTTGACGAAGCTGGGCTGAGCGCTGCTATCCAGGCGCGGCTTAAGGAACAGCAAGCGGCGCAGCAGGCTGCGCAAAATGACCCAAACTACGGGTTCTTGCTAAAGCGTTTTAGCGAAACCGATTGGAAAGCGGACCCCGGCTATCAGTTCCGGCTGGACCAGGGCAACCAGGCCCTCCAGAACATGGCGGCCATGACCGGGAACCTCAATTCCGGGCGCGCGCTTAAGGATGCGATTGGCTACAACTCGGGGATGGCGTCGCAAGAGTATGGCAACGCCTACAACCGGTTCAATACCGACCAGACCAACATTTACAACAAGCTTGCGGCACTGGCTGGGATGGGTCAATCTTCGGCCTCGTCCCTGGCGGGCGTCAGTCAGAATTATGGCGCCCAAGTAGGGAACAACCTCGCTCAATCTGCCAATGCGCAGGCCGCCGGTACCATCGGATCAAACAATGCGTGGGCGCAGGGCATAAGCGGTCTTGGGAATGCTTTGGGTGGCCTTATGTCCAACCGAGGAAGCGGCTACAGCGGCACTTTTCAGCCCACGTCTGGGGTTGGTGGATTGAGCAGTGGTCAAGGTGTTAACGGATGGTGGTAAGCATGCAACTAGACACGCGCATTCCCTTGATGGCTCAGGTCCCGCAATTCGAGTCGCCTCAGAACCTGCTCGCCAGGTCGCTGCAAATCAAGCAGATGGAACAGCGGGTGCAAGACAACGACCGCTCAATGCAGCAGAGAAACGCACTTGCTGGAGTGCTTGGTGGGGCGTTTGATGACAATGGTCGGCTCCAGTCTGGGGCTTTAGGGCGTATTGCTCAAGCTGCGCCGGACTATGCCCCTCAGTTCGCACAATTGGCCAATACACAGCAGCGCCTGGATTCGCGTGACGCGCTGACGAATGCGCAGTTGGGGCAACGCCGTCTCCAGTGGCTTCAAAATGCTGTCGGAGCGGCCAAGGACTACAACAGCGCGGTTGCCCAAATCAAACTTGGGGTTGATAGCGGAGCTATTACGCCGCAAGAGGCCCAAACGTGGCTACCGCAGATTCCGCAAGACCAAGGCAAGTTTGATGAATTCATCAGTGGCATTAACCGCCAAATGATGACTGCTGCGCAGCGGGCGGAACTTGAAAAGGGCAGCTATTCGGCGCCGGCACAGTCTAGCCAGGGGTTCTTCCAGGCGGATCGTTCGGGTAATGTGCGAGTCTTGAAAGGGCCCGACGGAAAGCCGCTCATGCCTGTGACGCTGGATGCGACCGGACAGGCTGCGGTGGCGGGGGCCAAGACTACGGCTACCAAGGAAGCCGAGAACGCCGTAGCCAAGCCGGGTAAGGCGATTGAGGCTAAAGCCGCGCTGGACAGCACCTTGAGTTCGATGGACCGCCTGCGCTCTGCCGCAGAGGAAGCGCTCAAGGATCCCAACCTGGGCCGAGTGACTGGCGTTATGGGAATGTTCCCCAACATGCCAGGTGGCGGCGCTGCCGACGTGGAGAACAAGCTTGGAAACCTGAAGTCGCAGATTGGCTTTACGGTGCTTCAGGCGATGCGGGACGCGTCCAAGACCGGTGGCGCGCTGGGCGCGATTTCCGACAAGGAAAACGAGCTGCTGCAAAACAACTTGGCGCCGCTAGGCAAGTCTCAATCTACTGAACAGATGCGTCAGAGCTTGCAGTCGATCATCGACTATGTTGATGGGGCAAAGGGCCGTCTGAATTCGACCTATCAGCAGCAGTACGGCAACATGGCGCCGGCTGCCAGCCAAAGTGGCGCGGCTGGCGGCGGCGTCCTGTCGGCCCCGGCCCGTACCGTGGTCCGTACTGGTACGTCGAACGGTCGCAAGGTCGTTCAGTACTCTGATGGCACTCTCGAATACGCGGACTGATCATGGCGACGGCTGAAGAACTCGCTGGCTACTTGTCCAATCCGAACGTCCAGAAGGTTCTGCGCGTCATCGGGCAAGCCGAAGGAACTGTGGGGGACAAGATCGCCGATCCTTACCGTATCGCATTCGGGGGTGGCACCTTTGATTCGCTGGACACCCACCCTAACACTCTGACGGCGTTTACCCAAACGGATGGGAAGGCCAACAAGTCTAGTGCTGCCGGCGCGTATCAGTTCCTCAAGCCAACCTGGGATGATGTGTCGTCCAAACTAGGTTTGAAAGACTTTAGCCCTCGTAGTCAGGACATTGCCGCGCTGGAATTGATTAACCGGGCGGGTGCTTTGCAGGACGTGTTGAAGGGTGACACTTCTGCAGCCTTCAGCAAGCTCGGCGGGACGTGGGCAAGCCTGCCTTCATCGCCCTACGCGCAACCGAAGCGCTCTCAGGGTTTCATCGAACAGGCATTGAACGCCGTTATCCCGGCTGCGGAGGCCGCTTCTGTGGCAAAGATTGATCCGAATACGGTCCAGTGGGACGATGCCCCGGCCCAAAAGGCATCCAGCGGTATCGATCCCGCTTCGGTGCAGTGGGATGAGCCGGCAGCGCAGGCGCCTTACCGCGTCGAAATGAGCCAGGAAGACGCCCAGCGTATGCAAGGAAAGCCCCAGCATACCGGAGTCCTTGGAGCGATTGAGAGCTTGGGCGCGGGCGTCAGGAAGATGGGCGAAGGCGTTGCGCAAGGTTTTGGCGATGTGCCGGCAGGTCTGGGCCAATCTGCGACCCATGAAGGCCAGAAGATCCTCGGCTATATCGACGAGCTCGCCGGCACTGATCTCGCCCTGCGTGTGCAACCCGAAGTTGCGGCCCGAGATGCGGAAGCAGCAAAGCGCGAGGCCGACTACCAAGCCCAGACGCCCGGATCGGTTGCAGCTGGCGCAGGGCGCGTAGCGGGTAACCTTGGCTTTTCCATGATGGGAGGGCCGGCCGCTCTATCCACGCCTGTGACAACCGGCGCACAGTTGGGCGCCAAGTTGCTCCCGTCGTCGCCTCGCTTGGGCGCGTTGCTTGGGTCTAGCGTCGGTAGTGGCCTGCTCGGCGCTGGTTATGGAGCCGCGGCGCCGGTCACTGGCGGAGACTATGACGAACAGTCGGCCCGGAACGCGACGATTGGAGCGATCCTGGGCGCGGCCACTCCGGCGGTTGGGCAGGCCGTAGGCGCGACTGGCCGGTACATTGGCCGCAACATCCAGGCGGCGGTTGCTCCGTTTACAGAGTCGGGCCGCGAGAAGATCGCTCAAAACCTGCTGGCACAGATGGCGCAGAACGGTCCGCAGAAGGGCAACGTGACGCAGTTTGTCCCTGGTGTAGAGCCGACGATGGCCGAGATCACTGGCAATCCGAACGTATCCAACTTGCAGCGCACTATGCGCGACGTAAACCCGGTGCCCTTTGTGGTTCGAGAAGAGGCAAATTCTCTGGCGCGTCAGGATGCGCTGGGAGCCATGCGAGGCACAGCCGATGATTTGGCGGCTGCGGTAAAGGCGCGTTCGGAAGCAGCCTCTAACGACTATCTCAACACCCATGTTGGAATTCCGGTGGCTAACACCGAATACGCGGCGCTCAAGAAGTCGCCCGCATTCCAGAGTGCTTTTGCCGAAGCCGAAAGGATGGCAAAAAACACTGGTTCTTCGGTCGAAACGCGGGTTGCTAATCGAACGAATGCGAATCGTGGTGGCCAACTTGGCGCGCCAGAGACTTATGTCTCTGGCGTCGGGTTGCAAAGGATTAAGAGTGCATTAGACGATCAGATCAGTTCTGCATCCAGCGCGGGAGAGCGCGCCAAGGCAGCCAACATTCTGCAAGTAAAAGACAAGCTGTTGGAGTTGATGGACCGGGAGATTCCTGGCTACGCAGACGCCCGGGCTGCCTTTGCATCCGCGTCTCGTGACATTGACGCGATGAAATACTTGCAGGGCCTAAACCTGACCGACGCTCAAGGCAACATAACGCTCGCAAGGGTGCAAAACGCGTTGCGCAATCTTGGGAAAGCGCAAATAAAGCCGGGACTGAATGATGCCAAGTCAGTAACGCCCGCACAGGTTGATGTGCTAACGAACATCCGTGATGATCTGCTGCGCCAAGCCCAGACGCAAGCTGGACGTTCTCTCGGCAGCAATACCGCTCAGAACCTGGCCATGCAAAACATGTTGGCCAATTTGCTGCCTGGCAAAGCTGCGGACGTGGCTGGCTCTATCGGCCCAGGAGCGATTGCCGGAGGCGGATTGGGATTTCTGATGGGTGGACCTGCTGGGGCTGCTGCTGGCGCTGTCGTCGGCAATCGTCTTGGCGCAGCAACCACTGGCCTGATGCGTGCCAGCAACGAAGGCATTCAAAACCGTCTGTCCCAATTGCTCTTGAACGAGGGCGGCTCAGGCGTCTCGGCGCTCCAGCGTGCAGCCAGTTCGCCGCGCCCACTCCCTGGCCTCGGGGCTTTGGAGCGGCTGCTCTACCCAGCCGTCAGCGCGGGCGGTTCGTTGGGGCTGGGCGTCAAAACGCCAGCGGGTGCACGGTGATTCATGAAAGCCATCCCATATGCCTTTGATGAAGGCGAATATCAGATAGGCAACTAGAGGGACAGGTAGGAATTCCATTCCGGCTATGTCTGGGTTTTGGTTGGTCAACTATAGCAGCCCCACAATGCGGGGCTTTTCTTTTGCAGGGTAAAAAATGCCGTCTTCCTTCATTTCGCCGCGATTCTATCAGGCTGACAGCGCCGGCAACCCACTAGTAGGCGGCCGCCTGTACACGTACATCAACACGACAACGACCCCGCTGACGACCTACCAAGATGCGGCTGGAACAATCGCCAACACGAATCCAATCATCTTGGACTCTCGCGGTGAAGCGGTCATTTTCCTGGAATCCGGGCGCGTCTATACCTTTGTCTTGAAGGACTCGAATGATGCGCTAGTGTGGTCGCAAGATTCCATCTCGGGAGCTGTTAGTGGATCAAGCGGGGTTGCTGTCGTGACTGTGCTGCCCACCTCTGATGTCGGTCCGGTTTACTTGACGGGTGGTCGCGGGATCTTCTCGTGGAACGGCACGAAGTACGTATCAGACTACTCTGGCGGCTTCGGCGCTGGCCCATACGCCCTGAAGAACAAGCTTGCCAACGGTGATTTTCGGCTCTGGGACAATGGAACCCCAGTTGGCCCGATTGTTACTGCATCTGGAGAAAGAGAAACGGCAAATGGGTGGCTGGTTGCTGCTGCTGGAACGAGCGTTTCAGTAACTGTGTCGCAGGTTCTTACGGGGTCTGACTATGGCATGGGTCATTTGCCCGCGGCGGCTTGTCGTGTGACATCGAACGCAGCCGGCACAGTGGCGGCGGGGGACCGAAGCTATCTGAAGCAAAACATCAAGGGATACAACATCCAGGAATTTGGGATGGGGTCTCTATGGGGCGGCTCTCTTGCGCTCAGCTTCTCGGCGAAAGCCAGCGTTGCAGGGACGTATTGCGTTGCGTTGTGGAACGGAGGCGCCCCATCGGATCGTTCATATGTCACGACGTTCGATATCACGACTGCAAATATGGCCGAAGATAAAACGGTCATCATCCCTGTAGACCAATCGGGTTATTCGAACTGGAGTCAGGGCAACCTAGTAGGCATGGCTGTGATCTTTGATCTTGGAAGTGGTACGAATTCCGAGGGGGCAAAAGATACATGGCTATCAACTAGAACCACTCGCACCTCTGGAAGTGTGCGGGTCGTTACGACGAATGCCGCAACCTTAGAGGTAACGCGAGTTCAGATACAGCGTGGAGTGGAGGCATCCCCATTTGAAAGCCGCCCCGCCGACATTGAGCGCTTCGTTCTGGGAGATGTATCCGCCACTGAGACAAAGGACGGCCTGATTCGGCTGGCCTCCCTTGCTGAGGCTCGAGCGCTTGCCAACCAGGGGAAGGCAATTACGCCATTTACGTTGGGCGGCACCCTTAATGCAACCACGGGTAGTGCACCGCTATATGTTGCTCGTACCTGGATCAACTACAACGGGGTAAGCCAAACGATATCAGCTAGTGGCAACGTGTCTAGCGTTACATATGGTGGGACTGGAGACTATACAGTAAACGTGACTGTGCCAATTAATAGCTCTGCGGCCATTGTCACGGGGGGCACGGGGACCAGCGACAGCATAGCAACGAACCCCACACAAGGGCCGGCCATTGTCAACCAAACAGCCTCGTCTTTTGGACTTGTGACTGGATCTGATACGACAGCGAAAGCCAACTGGATCCGCGTTAGTGCGGCAGTGTTTCTATAGGTGTGACATGCACAAGAAAATTATCTATCCGCGCGAATCCGGTGGCATTTGTGTAGTTGTGCCGGCTGATGGTATGCCGCTCGAAGAGATTGCAAGGAAAGATGTTCCGGGTGGAGTGCCCTATCTCATCGTAGAGGATTCGGATTTACCAGCCGATCAAGAGTTTCGTGACGCGTGGGAGGCAGATTTCTCAAATCCGCATGGACATGGGATTGGCGCGGATGCCTGGTTTCAGGAGCGCGGCATCAATTTGAAGGACTACGAATGATAACTATCAATATGGTCAAGGCTGCCGATATCCGCAAGGCACAACTGCGACATGAGCGTATAGCAGCATTGGCGGCGCTCGATGTAGAGTTTCAGCGTGCACAAGAAGCCGGTAACGCTGAACTAATCGCCCAGATCGTGAGCAAGAAGCAGAGACTACGTGACATCACGGATGACCCTCGTTTTGCCTCAGCGCTCACGCCAGGTGACCTAAAAGCCATCAAGATTTAGGTGCGCCCATGGATCAGCCGCCGTATGGGGACCTGGTTGGCCGCGTTGCGGTGCTGGAGCGTCGAGTGGATCGTCTGTATGCGTGGGGCGCTGCTGCGTTTTTCACTGGCTCATTGTTGAGCGGCGGCTACATTTGGTTCGGCAATCGGAGCGTGAACCAGCTGGATCAAGTTATCGGTTCGGTGAATGCAGTGCAGACTGATGTATTGCTCATCAAGAAGGATGCTGAACGAAAAGATCGGGAGTGGAGACTGATCACTCAAATGGTGAAAAAAGGGGGGGCACCCGATGTATCAAAAACGCTCAATGATGAGTAGACAAGATGAAGCTAGTCCCTGAATGGCGTTCGCTTTGGCGCTCTCACTCTGTACGATTCCAGGCCGCCGCAGCGGCCTTTTTTATTGGTCTTGGGAGCATGACTGATGTTGCTATCGAAGTTTGGCGGAATCTTCCGGACGATATTCGAAGCGTTTTCCCGCCCTGGTTTGTCTACGGGCTCGGAGTTGCGCTCATCGTCGGGGGAATCCTCAGCAAGTTCTATGTCCAGCAAAAGCTCACTGAATCAAGAAAGGAAGCTCAGGACCGGGGCAGCGGGCCTAAGCCTGATCAAGCACTATGAAGGCTGCCGGTTGGAGGCCTACCAGGACATTGTAGGTATCTGGACAATAGGTTACGGCGACACCGAGAACGTACAACCCGGGCTCGTCATTACACAAGAGGAAGCGGAGGAACGTTTGCGCAACCGACTGGAGCGAGACTTTGAGCCATCGTTGAGACAATCACTAACGCTGGTGGCCACGCAGTGTCAGTTCGATGCGATAGCGTGCTTGGCGTACAACATTGGTGCTGCTGCATTTGCGAGCTCCACGCTAGTTCGTTTGTTCAATGCTGGGGATGTGCAACTCGCTGCTGATCAATTCCTCAGATGGGACAAGGCTGGTGGCAAATCGATCAAGGGCTTGCGCCGTCGCCGCGCTGCGGAACGCGCCTTGTTCTTGGGCGCGTCAGTGACCAGTGCAATTTCTACTGGAGAAAAGACACCATGATTCAATCGCTACTAGGGGAGCTCTGGCCATATCTTGTGGGCGGAGTGGCCATTGTCGTGGCCTACTTTGGCGTGCGCCTCAAAGGCAAGTCAGACGGCCGTCAGGAACTTCAAAACCAAATCAATCAGCAGGCGGTAGACTCGGCAAAGGAAGCCCGCGATGTGCAAACGAAGATCAATAGGCTACCTGACGGCGATGCTGCTGCTAAGCTTCGGCGTGACTGGATGCGTCACGAAAGTCCAGGTAGGGAATGA